CTTTATCACCTTCGTAATACACCCCGTTATCCCAGTAAGGGTCAGTAGCTGTGACTACTTCTTTATATACAGACTGCCCTTGCAACATTGTAAAATTTGACATTAATTTACCACCTTACCGTTGATACGTACCTTCCAAGCATCCATGAGTTGCCCAGTCTCAATCATAGGACTGTTTTTACCCTTAAGTGAGATTGTGTATGGACTGTTCGGAGCTAACTTGGTGGTACTTCCAAATACATAATTCTTTGTATAATCTAATAAACCTTCTAAGTACGGTTTGAATACATCCTCAGGTTTCATGGTACCTTTCTTGTTGAGGTTGCTAAAATATTTATCCATACCTGACCTGAGTATATCCTCTCCATTGAACGAAAGTTTTGCAACTAAAGCTACATTCCTAGGGGGTAAGTTGTTTGCGCTACTACCTGCCGCATGTATCCAATGGAGGTCTGTATACAACATGCCTGATGGTTCGTGTACACCATCTTCTACTGTAACCCCTACGGAACCTCTGGTGGATTTTAGGTTTTTAAGACGACGTTCTAGTTCATCCAAATTACTGGACAGCTTCTTTATGCCCATTGCAATATTCATAATTGTTCTCCTATCTCTTACTCTCATTATACCATGAATCTTATTTCAAATTATATGTTGACAACAACCTCTTCATGAGTTAAAGTGTCATCACTAACTTGAAATTAAGGGGAATAATTATGTGGGCAACTAAACAACAACTGATCTTATCTGACAACGACCAAGAGTGGATCGACCAATTTAAAGAGTTGATGGGTGTGGAATACCAACCTTCTGAAATTGAAATCGACAAGGAGACTGGCATTGCTTTCCATTTTGGTACAGACAGCTACCTTAAGTGGTCATATGATAACGTAGAGGATTGTATCTGCGATCATCTCATGGGAAATGAAGAAGGGGTGATGGTAGTTGATAATCTGGATGATCTGCAACACGCTCGTCGTTCAGGTAAAGAATTTATCCAAACCTATGGACTTACAGACATGTCAGATAATGACCAAGAAATTGTCACTAATCTGCTTACAAACTATCCAGAACTAAAACACTTAGTCAACGGAGAGGAGTCGTATATCATTAACTTAGAAATTGCTGAAGGTGGTGTACGATTCCACAAAAATGGCGGTTATCGTGGCAAGGATGATGTAGGTGAAAGTGTTGATGATAGTCCTGCAGATGAGTACCTTATGTTTTCTATTTACAAAGTTAGGAAATAATTATGAAAAAGCTATTAATATCATTACTAACAATCCCACTACTACTCAGTTGCGTACACACAGAACCTGATCAGACTTATATATCAGAAACCAACATCCGAAACGTAGAGAAAATCTTCGTAGGTATTCCTTGGTTACTTGGAGCTGAAGGATCTGCTGTACGTCTCAATGAAGAATGGATGATCACTGCTGCACACAATGCTGCAATTCTAGAGCTGAAGCTTGAAGATGTGTATTACCATCCAACTTGTGACATTGCTGTTTACCGTGACAAAGGTGAAGGTAAGAGTAAAGTAGGTAACTGGAACTTTGGTGAAACCCTGTACAGTGTAGGTTACCCAACTCTTCAACACATCAAGGTACGTGAGCATAAATACCTACAAAACGTAACCAACCCTGATCGTCGTTACAAGAATTGTGTAGTTGCTGCAACAGAAGGTAAATCCACTATTGGACAAAGTGGCGGTGGTGTGTATAATGATCGTAACGAATTAGTTGGTATCGTTCACGGAACATGGAAACAACTGCACAACTTCGATGGAAGCATTAATAACGAAGGCGGTATGTTATTCACCTCGCTATATGTCGTACAAGATTGGTTATATGAAATTACAGGAGAAAGTTATTTTGAATAGATTATTACTAAGCGGAGATGTCATAGCTTCGCTATTTTCGTACCCTACTTTTGCCATTGAAAAGGATAAACAACTCCACCTAGGCGTTTCTACAGCCATTGGTACCTACACTCAATACCATCTTGAGGATTGGAAAACTTCTATGGTTGTATGTTCTTCTGTTGGGGCTGTAAAAGAGGTTTACGATGAGGTGGATTATGGCGGGTTTGACTCAGAGGACATGGTATACAATGTGATCGGTTGTGGTATTGGTGTTTTTACAGGAGACATGTTGACAGTGTACAAACAGGATGACAATGTTACCTTGTCTTTTGAAATGAAGTTCTAACTAAGGAGAAAATTATGTTGAAATGGATTGAAGCGTGTAAATCACAATCACCTACGGAAAGCTTGATTCAAGTTGCTTATGAAGAATATGACAACACTGCGGATCGTGTTATTGTTTGCTCCTTGGCTCAAGTGTGTGATACTTACAATCTGGTAACTCAAGAGGAAGTTGCAGAGAAGATGTTTGCACCACTTACTTGGGGAGAGTATGACGGTCGTGATTATATCGAAGTTTTAAAACTTTTGTACATTGATAAGATCCGCTGGATGCACAAAAACCTCTACCAAGATTTGCGAGAAGGAGAATAACATGTCTAAACTATTCGAAAACTTAAAATCGGCAATTGTAGAAGCTATTGATTGTGCAAAACAACCGTACGAAGAAGCTTCCTCCGAGGCTCACAGTGAGGAGTTAGTGGAGATGGAATGCGATGGTATGACTGCACCACCTATCGAGCCGTCAGATGGAGCTCAGGAAGAATCAGATACTAATATGTTGTTACGTGACCTAGGACGAGGAGGTAATTGATGAAAGACTGTAAACTTACCAACAGTGTGTGGTACAGTAAAGATAATTATACTGCCTACCATACCAATGGAGAAGGGCTTGTTGATTACAACTATGCGGATCAAAATCTTACATCTTTACCTGAAGTTAAAGTGTTCTTCCACGATTCAGGTATGGTAGCCTGCCACAACATGCCTTGTCCTGTCTGCAAAAACAAACATGCAGTATTTGTTACCACTTCCGGTTTCTTTGATGTTTGCCACGATTGTCGAAAAAGCGGTTGGTATGTCGGTAAGAGGGAAGTAAGCAAAGGTAAACGTTTTTGGGAGATTTGGAAATGAAACCACACCTATATTACGCATTAAAACATTTCTGTAATACTAAGAGGGATTACGATTACGGACGAGGTGAAGATTGGTGGCATACTCGTGATGAGGTTTGCCGATTTGAAGTTGATCACTGGGAGTGTGAAGGGGATGAATACCGACAAATGTTCACATATCATTACAAAACTCTTGACAGACCTCTCGGTATCATAGATAATTACCACACGCAAAAGTTATATGAATGGTTAATTAAACGTTAAGGAGAGATATTATGATTACTTTAAAAACAGAGTGCGGGGTTACCAAAGATCTGGACATAAGCTCTGAGTGTTGGGAACTTTTGACCAGAGAGACTCGTAGAGCTATCATGTTGGAATTTCTTGAAGATAATTTTGATGTCTTCGCCTATGACGAGAATGATGAGTACACAGGACATTGTTTATGAGAAGAAGAAACTTACAGGCGATAATCACAGTACACTATTCAGATGTTTCCGATATCGGGGGTACTCTTTGTGTAGAGGATTCGGAACTGATAATCCAACCCTTACATGCAGAGATGGAAGCTAACATGGCTTGTTATGAAGATTGTTTTATGTATTACAAGGATATGTTGGAAACTCTTGAAGATGAGCGTGATCTAGAGATCTTACCAAACTCTCTATACGCTACAATCTTCAAAGTGGAAATTATCTATACTGAAGATTACTACGGCGAGGTGGATAGTGATTGGGCTTTCGAATTAATTGACCATGCAAAGATTGGCTCATTTGATGAAGATAACAACTTGATTTATTGTGATGGACGTGTACAATCTGACTTTGAAATGATTGAGTTAGCTTAAGGAGAAATACTATGAATGAACAATTACAAAACGCACTTACTCAAATGATTGATAAAGCTATGACAGGTGTTGATGCATCTGTGGACTTTCTTTCAGCAGAAATCCCTGAGGTTGTACACCAGTTGCTACTCTGGTATGCGGTGAGTAATATGGTTTATGCTGCACTCGGTGCTGTAGTTTTATATTTGTGTTACTGTGTTGTAAGAAAACCTAAAGGTAAAGGTGAGAATTGGATGTGGAATTACTGTGAGTACAAAGA